AATACAGAAGAATAGGATATAGATTGAAGCCGAAGACGGACTGATATACGAAATATGGGAAGGAACAGGATATCGAAACGCGATCCGGGAAGAAAACTAACAGCATCCCGCCCCGGAGGTTACGAGGGCACAGGAGGACTATGATTAAAGATTTAACGGGAATGAAGTTTGGCAGATTAACGGCAGTCAGCTATGAAAAGACTGGAAACAGCCTGAAATGGAAATGTATATGCGAGTGCGGAAATGAGGTTGTTGCATACGGATATGACTTGCAGAGAGGACGAGTTGTTTCATGTGGATGTCGAAAGATAAAACACGGATGCCGTGAAACAAGACTGTATAATATCTGGCTTGGAATGAAAAAGCGGTGCAATAATCCAAATCACAAATTTTATAAATATTATGGAGAAAAAGGTATATCGGTGTGTAGTGAATGGAAAGATTTTAGTAAGTTTAAGGAATGGGCAATGCTGAATGGATATGAAGAATACTTAACGATAGACCGAATTGACTCAAGTAAAGGTTATTGCCCTGAGAATTGTCAATGGATAACCGGATCAGAAAATACACGAAAGGCGGATTTAGAAAGATGGCACAGGAATACAATGAAATAAACATGTTACACGATATTGATGATGGCATTCAAAAATTTTTAGACCATAATGGGGATGTAAATCTCGCATTGCAGGTCATAGATGAACTGATAGAAAAAAAACAGAGGAACACTAATTGAATACGCCTTGACGTATGCAAAAGGGAAATTGTCTATAGTGTAACATATTAACCCTGTCGGTAGGTGGTTAGACCGTCAGAAAGGATTGTATGAAAATTCAGTATATCATCACAAAAGAGGAAGTAGACAGAGCGAAGCAAAAGCTCTATGAGCTCAGGCAGGCCGCTCTGCTTAGCCGGGATATTGGCGAAATGGAAGACAACCGGGATCTCTACCTCAGAGCAAAAGGATTTGAAGATGCTCTGACAATACTCGGAGTCATAAAAGAAGACAGGAGGTACTAATGACAGTAACGGTGCTTTATAGGAATGTAGCAAATCATATTCGATGAAGACGGCCGCAGGATGAACAAGCTGGTCTATCTGGATCGTTACACGAAGGTTATGATTTCTATGTAATCCGCAAATGGCTCTCAGGCTTCGTTAAAAGCCCGTAGAGCCATTTTTATTTAATTATGGATAACTTATCCCTTGAGACATAAAAAGCACGAAATAAGCCTTTCTGGATCATTCCGGGAGGGCTTTCTTTTTGCCAGAATAAAGCCATAGGAGGTGAGTCCTATGGCCTTTATTTTCTACAATCCGAATCCCACAGGCAGAACTGTGGGAGACTGCGCCGTCCGTGCCATTGCGAAGGCCCTCAAGATTGATTGGGAGACCGCCTATCTGCTTATTGCCAAGAATGGCTATGCAATGGGCGATATGCCATCCAGCGACAGCGTGTGGGGAGCAGTGCTCCGCCAGAACGGATTCTATCGTAAGGCAATTCCAAACTCTTGTCCTGACTGCTACACAGCAGAAGATTTCTGCGAAGACAATCCATATGGAACTTTTGTCCTAGGCTTTGGAGGTCATGTCGCCACTGTCGTAGATGGCGATCTCTATGATAGCTGGGACAGCAGTCAGCTTTATCCGCAGTACGTCTGGTATCGAAAGGAGTAAAAAATGGCATACAACAACGGCTTTCCTATGAGTTATCCACAATTTTATCCACAATATCCACAATATCAGCAACAGCAAATTCCTCAGCAACAGGCTCAACAGCAGATGATGACTCCGCCTACGATTCACGCCGACATCATCCAGATGGAAAGCGAGCAGGCGGCAGATAATTACCCTGTGGCCGCTGGCACATCACAGATGATGATTAAGAAGGACGAGACGGAGATCTACATTAAGACGGCGTTCGCCAACGGTCAGTCCAGATTAGATGTCTACACTAAAAGGCCGGAGCGACCTGCAAAGCCTGTTTTTGATCCCAGTGAGTATATCACCAAAAGTGAGTTCGAATCTCGCCTCAATGCCGTATTAGAGGAGGTTAAGCATGGGAATGTTCGAACAACTCGGAGCAAGCGCCCCACGACAGCAGATGAACCCGCAGGAGATGATTCAGCAGATTAAGGCCAATCCTTCGGCCTTTCTGAAAGAGCGCGGCTATGAGATCCCCGATGGCATGACAGATCCTACACAGATTGCTAATTACCTTTTGCGCTCAGGCCGTGTAGGAAATCAGCGTATGCAGGCGGCTCAGCAGATTCTTCAGAGAATGATGGGGCACAGATAATTAGCTAACTCACTTTGCATTCTCCGTTCGGGTGCACACGGACGATGAATAAATATACAAAAGGAGTGTATAAATCATGGCACTTACTGATGACAACGGCGGCATCGGAGCTACGATGCTGGTTGGCCCGACTAGCTATCCTATAATGGGTGGCGGCTACGGTAATGGTATGGGCTTTGGCGGCGACTGGGCATGGATCCTTCTGCTTCTGCTGATCGGCGGGAACGGATGGGGCATGGGCGGCTTCGGCGGCGGCCTTGGAATCGATTTCCCTTGGTTGCTCAACGGCCAGAACGGCATCAACAACAACGTAAACGATGGCTTCCGGGATGCTCAGCTTCACGATAGTGTGACCTCTGTTCGGGACGGCGTTTCCAATCTGGCTACTCAGCTTTGCGGTTGCTGTGGCGATCTGCAGATGTCCATTGCTAATGGTACGGCTGGTATTCAGCAGTCTCTGTGCAACGGCTTTGCCGGGACTACGGCGGCTGTTACTGGCGCTCAGAACGCTATCTCTCAGCAGATGAACGCGAACGAGATCGCCAGCCTGAACAGATCCTTTGCCGAGCAGACTGCTAATATGCAGGGCTTTAATGGCGTAAATACTGGTGTTGCGGATCTTCGCTACACAGTGGCCACTGAGGCCTGCGCGGATCGCGCGGCGGTAGGCGATGCTCTGCAGAACGTTACTATGCAGAACATGGGCAACACCAACGCGATTGTTAACGCTATTACTGCCGGAATCCAGTCCATCAAGGATGACCTGTGTCAGGATCGTCTGGACGCAGAGCGCAGAGAGAATGCGAACCTTCGCTCCGAGCTTATGTACGCTCGTGGTCAGGCTTCTCAGACTGAGCAGACCGCTCAGATTCTGGCAAATAACAACGCCCAGACTGCGCTGTTCCAGCAGGGATTCGCGAACGAAGTGGACGCCCTGTATAACAGACTGAACACTTGCCCTGTTCCCACCACGCCTGTGTATGGTCGGACTCCGATCTTCACTTGCAATAACGGCTGTGGTTGCGGCGGCAACGCCAGTTTCTAAGGAGGTGCGGCATGGCGTGTGAATTCTTGTATAATCCGATTCAGGAAGTAGCGCTTAATGCGCCCATCCTGTTCAATACATCTATTCCCTGCTCTCGCGGTAATGTCTACCACGAGGGCAACACCGGGAATTTTATTCTCCGTGGTGCCAACACCAACAGTCCGTGTAATTGTTTCGCACAGTATCAGGTGACCTTTAATAGTAACATTGCCATCCCTGAGGGTGGCGAGGTTACGCCTATTGCAGTAGCTATCGCTGTCAATGGGGAGCCCCGGCTGACGAGCAGAGCTATTTTCACGCCTGCGGCGGCTGAGGACTTTGGTAACGTCACCAGTACCGCGATTATTAAAGTTCCCAGATGTTGCTGTTTCAGCCTCAGCGTGGATGCAGTTCCCGCTACAACTGATCCCACAGTAACGCCTGCCCCTGTGATTAAGGTGCAGAACGCGAACTTGACCATTACACGGATTGCTTAGAAAGGAGGGTAAACATGCATAAGCTGATTGAGTACGTTTGCGATGAACTGGAAGAGCTGGAGCGTAAAGCTGATAAAGACGGCAAGCTTTCTATGGCAGAAATGCAGTATGCGGATCTGCTCGCCCACACGAAAAAGAACCTGCTTAAGGCAGACGAACTGTGGGAGGAAGGTGACTATAGCGAAGCCATGGACGGCATGTCCTACGAAGGTAGCTATCGCGGTAGTTATGCTCGTGGCAATCAGGGCGGTAATCGTGGCGGCAATAATCGCAGTAGTTACGCGCGTGGTCGTGGCAGAAATGCCAGACGCGACTCTATGGGCAGATACAGTTCTGAGGGCGGATATTCCCGCGCTGGCGAAGACATGGTTATGGAGCTTCGCGAGATGATGCAGGATGCTCCAGACGAGAGAACCCGGCAGGAGTTCCAGCGCTTTATCGCTAAGATGGAACAGATGTAAGGGTGGTGATCTCCCTTGATCAAAAGAGACGATCTGCTTGAGGCTATCGCTGAGTGTCAAGGGCAGAAAAATCCAAATGCCAACACATGTATTAAGCTGGCGGCATATTACACAATCCTAGACCATCTGGACGAATCCGGCGAGAAAGAGCGAGATCTTCCGCCGATGCTTCCCGCATATTCCAGCAGTCCGGGTTTGGTAGAGTACGATAGTGGCACAGAGTTTTCAGATCTTATATCAGGGGCGAACTTATTAGATGTATGGCCTGTTATAGACGAGCTCATGTCCACGCTCAAAGTCTTGTATCCAAAACTGTATAATGGCGTCATGCGCAAATTGGACGGTCTTTAAGGCCGTCCTTTTTAGTGTAGCATTTTCCTACATTTTCCTAAACTTTTCTATAGAACTTTCCCTTATAGGGATTTTTCTAAAATGTAGCTTTTTCCTACACTATCCTACACTAAAGGAATAATATAAAATAATAAAATATAGTATAAAATAAAAGAAAATAAAAAATTTTTCAAAAAATGGTTGACATATCCTTTCGAGGGTGCTATACTATATACAGATCAAGGGAAAATCCCTTAAAAAGATCCCAAGGAGGACATGACAATGAAGGAACTGAGAACATTTGGAAGACCTGCGGTAGTGGAAATCGAAGTCTATAGCGAGTGCAAGTATGTGGCGGCTGAGCTTGGGCATGACGAAGTGTTCGAGAACAGCATCAAGGTCAACTACAGCATTGAAAACTGGGAGATCGTCACTGGTGAGGATGCCAGAGAGATCGAAGCCATGACCGATGAAGATGGCATTGATGACAATCACGAGTATCTGGTACTTCGCCTGATGGACGGCGAGACAGCAACTTTCCGTAACAGCTATGTGGATATGTTCAGGGTGAGATAATGAACGAGAACGAGTTAGAGGAAATCCTGCAGGAAGAGCAGGACGAAGAAAAGGTCTGGGAGGCCATCGAAAGATGGCTTTCCGACCCGGATGGAACGTGGGTTTGTTAGAGAGTTTGCGGAGCGTAACTCAGTTGGCTAGAGTAGATAATGTGTCGCAGGTTCGAGTCCTGCCGCTCCGATGGATCCTTAGCTCAGCGGGCTAGAGCGGTGGCCTTATAAGCCATGTGTCCCGGGTTCGAATCCCGGAGGATCTATTCCGGGCAAATGCCCGAGAAGAAAGGAGGCGATAACATGAGCTTATCGCAGGATATGCTTAGATACCGGGCGGCAAACCGCCTCAGTCAGGAAAAGCTGGCGCATCTCTGTGGAGTCAGTCTCCAGACCATCAATTCGGTGGAGAACGGCACACAGTCGCCCAGCAAGGTAACTGAAGAGAAGATCAAGCTTGTCATTTATAAGAAGGAGGAAGCAAATGATTAAGGTAAAGATTGATGGACACAAAGTTGAAATGGCCTTAAAGGGTTCTCTGAACGATATTTGCTCTGAGACGCTGATGATCGTAAGGAGTGTCTGGGAGAGCATCGCTCGGCAGGATGCAGAGTCCGGCGAACAGTATAAGACGCTCATTGAAAGAGCGTTTGAAGAGAAGGTCGCTTTTGCCAACCATGAAGAGCTGGCGGAGATAACGAAGAAAGCCGAAAAAGAGGCCGAGGAAAGCGAAAGTGCCAAGAAAGAGCTGAAGAAAGCTGTCAAAGAGCTGAAGGAGCTCTTAGGGGATCTTTTCAATGATGAAGACTGATTACCTCAGTATATCCCAGATTAAGCTCTTTAAGGCCTGTCGCAGGGCTTACGAGCTTAAGTATATCGAAGGTCTGGAGCCTGTGGAAAAGGCTTCAGCGCTCCAGACCGGGATAGGCTATCACGAAAAGCTGGAACAGCTTTATCGGGACGGCGATTTTGACGCGAGTGATTTCTCTAAAGAATCTGCTATGGCAACGGCTTATAAGAAATACATCTATCCTGAGTTCAAGGTCAGAGCCGTTGAAGAATGGTGCGAATATAAGGACGGCGGCATTCCGCTGATAGGCCGTGTGGACGGAATGACGGAAGACGGCGATCTGGTGGAGCACAAGACAACTAGTCTGGAACCGATTGAGTACGAGTACAATCTCCAGTGGGATGAGCAGTTGATGGCATATATGCTCATGACTGGGGCGCAGAAAGTGTGGTATACGGTTTGCCGCAAGCCCACAATCCGCCAGAAAAAGAACGAATCCGAGCAGGAATTCTTCGAGCGCATGGTGGCGTGGTATGACGAGGACACGGATTCCAAGATCAAGCTCATTCAGGTAGGACGCACTGATGAAGAGATCGAGGCCTTTAAGAAAAGCTTCGAGAATATCCGGGATGACATCAGCTTAGCGGGACGATATGGTGATTTTTACCGCAATACATGCCATTGCAATGCGTGGGGGAGGCGGTGTGAATATTCTTCGATCTGCTTGCATTATGATCCGAATCAGGAGTACGTGGAGTTTACTCGGAAGGAGGTGTAAGATGTCAGCAATACGCAGGATCGCCAGAGGTGTGGCGAAAAACAGGATGAAACAGAGAGGGATGAAGAGAATTTGCAGGCATGACCATGTTGGTTCTGGCTGGCAGATTCAGGTGGTGGATAGCCCGTTATCAAGGAAATGGAGGCAGATGGTAGGATGGCGTTGAATTTACAGAGATTGGACGATGCAGTAGAAAAAGACAGCAATTATACCGCTTTGCTTTACTGCAAACCCGGCGTAGGAAAGAGCACGGCTATTGGCCTGATCGCAGAGGCAAGCGAGGGCAATACGCTGGTGCTGGATGTTGACAGAACGATTACGAAGACGCTGGCGAAGAAAGAGGTGGTTAAGGACACCTCAAAGATCCTGATTCAGCAGATCGACAACGTGAACACTTTCGATGACTGGACGAATGTTCTCCGGGATCTCCGGGACATGAAGGCTTCCGGCCAGTTAGAAGCCGCAGGAATTAAGACGATTGCGGTGGATAATATCTCTGAATTGGAGCGATGCATCCTTTCAGATCTTGGCTCAAAAGGCAAGAACAAAGGCGTTCCGGCGATGGCGGATTATCAGTATATGCAGTTCAAACTGGTCAATTCGCTCAGATACATGAAGTCCCTTGGAGTGAATGTCGTCTGGACTGCATGGGAAGTCACGGAGCAGTTTACTCACCCGGATGGCACACAGTACAGCAGACTCTATCCAAAGATCAGTGCGAAGATCGTGGATAATATTTGCGGTCTTTGCGATGTGGTAGGCCGGATTCTGGTCAATAAGGATGGACAGCACGGTGTTCTGCTGGAAGCTACGCAGAACACTTACGCGAAGAACCAGATTGATGATCGTAAGTCCTGCAAGGTTGAGGACTTCGTAAAATTCAAGAAGGGAGAACAGTGATGGACAAATATTGTGTGGAAGTTGCGCAGAGCTCCAGCGGCTATAGGCAGGTTATCGTTGGATATTTTGACGACATTGACGAGGCGCAGGATTTTGTCAAAGCAGTGGTAAACAACTTCAAAGAAGCGAAAGCAACTATATCTTACGCAGAAAGCGAGGAAAAATAATCATGGCTTGGGAGTACAAAAGAGAAGAGGCTCAGTTCGCGCAGTTGCCGGAAGGCCGCTATAGAATTCGCGTGAGAGCCGCAGATAAGGCGATCTCTAAGAAGGGAAACGATATGCTTGCCCTGCAGTTTGAAGTGTCCGGGAGTAATCAGATCCTCTATCACTATATTACATTTATTGATGATAAGCCTGAGATTACCAACCGCATGCTGACGCAGTTCTTCGATGCCTTTAAGGACATCCCGGAAGGTGATTTCAATATGGCAAAGTGGATCGGCAAGGTCGGCGCTTGTCAGGTGAAACACGATGAGGGAGGCCGTGCAAAGATCCACTATTTCCTGAGAGGCAAGCAGGCGGACGATCTGCCGCCGTGGAAAGAACCGGGTGGAGCAGGGGCGCCTCCAAAGGTAGACAAAGATGGATTCATGGACGTTGGCGATGCCGCAGACGATGATCTGCCTTTTGAATAAATAGCATTTATGGGGCGGAAATAATCGTTTTCTGCCCCATAACTTTGTTTTTGGAGGGTAAAACGTGAATAACAAGCAAATAGGATCTGATTTCGAGCGAAGAATGTGCGAAGTTTTGGCGAAAATGGGTTATTGGGTGCATTTTATGTCCCCA